CGGGCCGGGGTTGAGGCGCTGGCGTCCGGGATTCCCGTCGTGGCGCATCCGACGCCGGGCCTCACGGAGTCTCTCGGTGAGGGCGGGGTGTTCGTGGACCGCGAGGACATCGCCGGCTATGAGGCGGTCCTGCGGAAACTGCTGACGACCGCGGAGTACCGGCTGGCCAGCAAGCGGGCGAAGGCCCGATCTGCCGAACTCGACCCGGCCGCCGACCTGGCCGCCTGGTGCAGTGCCGTGGAATCCCTTGCCTGAGGAGGGGTTATGGCGTTCATTCCTCCTACCGCCGAACAGTTGGGCCTCTACCTGGGGCTGGGCGAGATCGACGGCAACCGCGCCGATCTGCTGATCGACACGGCAATCCAGCTGTGTCAGACGATCGTGAAGCCGCTCCCGGAGGGCGCAGAGGCGGTCGTCCTATCGGTTGCCAGCCGGGCCTACGTGAACCCGCAGCAGGTGTCTTACGAGACGATCGGCCCCATGTCGGTGCAGCGCCCGTCCGGTTCGGGCGGCCTGTACCTGACGAAGAACGACAAGGCCGCACTCAAGTCGCTGGCGGGCCGCGGCGGGGCTTTCACGGTCGATCCGACACCCGCCTCGGCGGATCCGTCGCCGACGTGGCCGATCGACGACGTCGGATTCGCGGACGAGTTCGAGCCCGGCTGGGGGTATGGCTGATGCCGGCCCCGGCGCCGTACCCGTTCGGGGAGACGGTGGTCCAGCTGCGGCGCGGCCCGTCACCGGGCCGGGACGCCCGCGGGCAGCCGATTCCTGGCCCGCTGGTGGAGACGCCGATCGGGGGTGTCGTGGTGACACCCCGTCAGGAGTCGCCTCAGGTGGGCGGTGAGCAGCAGCAGGACCGGGACACGGTGATCGTGGGCTGGACGGTCTACGACCCGAACGGGACTGTCTGGCTGACCACGGACCAGGTGAGGATCCGCGGCGTGGTTTGCGGCATCACGGGCGAGCCGGGCGACTGGGGTCACTCCCCATTCACGGGCGCCCGCGGCGTCATTCAGTTCGCTGCCGACCGGGTGACCGGTTAGTTGCGGGCCTGTTCGACGGCCGCGACGAGCTTCTCCGCAGCGTCGTTGCTTTTGTGGGGGATCGACAGGGAGTGCGGGTCGCTGTAGGGCGGGCGCCCTCCGTGCGTGAGGCCGCTCTTCTCTCCCGCGGCCTCGCTGCCGGGGAGGAGGAACTGCACATAGCCGTGGAACAGGCGGCTCGCCGGCTTGAACCGGGTTCCGGTGATGTCGGCGGCCCGCAGCCGGACGGGCGCGGGCTGCTGCCCTGCCGGCGTCTTCGTGATGGTGATCCATTCCCCGTCGAAGGTGATCGCGCCGAGCACGCCCTTCACGTCCATGTCCGCCCCTTAATTCGGTTGAAGGAGCGGATATGGCAGCACGTTTCAGGATGAACCGCAAAGGCGTGGGTCAGATGCTGCGCATGCCGGGCATGCAGGCGGAGATGCTGCGCCGCGCCGAAGTCATCAAGGGCGTCGCGATCGGCTTGTCTCCGGTAGGCCAGGGCGGCCCTCACCCTGGCCATTACAAGGAGTCGTGGGAGACGGACAGCACCGCGCGGGGCGGCCGGCGCCGTGACCGGGCGGCCGGCTACGTCCGCAACACGGCCTACTACGCCCGCTGGGTGGAGTACGGCACCGAGAAGGTTCCGGCCCATCATGTGCTGCTTCGGGCGGCTCAGTTGGGTGGGCGGAACCAGTGACCGCCCTCGTCGATATCGAGCTGGAACTGATCACCCGCGGCGCGGCGCGCTTCCCTGACGCGGTGGTGCGGGACGAGCTCGACAACAACCTGCTGAACGAGCTGCCGACGATCCAAATCCAGCAGATTCCGGGCGGCGACGATGACGGCCTGCGGCTCAGTCGGCCCCTCGTCGACATCGACGTGTACGCCGCAACCAGAGCTGACGCGACCACCTTGGCCGCTGCGGTCCACGACTGGGTCACCAAGGAAATCCGAGGCTCGACCAGCGCCACGGCGGTCATCGGCCTCACCAAGGGCCTGACGCTTCCCGCGCCGAGGCCTTACGAGAACACCGCCCTGCGACGTGTCGGGGCGACCTACGAGATCTTCTGTCACCCGGTTACCTGACCGGCTTTGGGCCCGCGCCGGACCCCGTCAACACCCGCCCGTGCGCGGGCTTTCGTATGTCTGGAGACATCATGGTCAACATCACCCGCGCCGCGGACCTCGCCCTGGTGGGTGCGAACGGTGGGGGCTGGGTGGCGCCGGTCGGTACGACCGCGCCTGCCGATCCCCGCAACCAGCCGACGGCGCCGTGGGAGCCGCTCGGAGCCATCTCGGACGACGGCTTGACCTACGGATTCGACGAAGACTCCCAGGAGTTCACGCCGTGGGGTCTGACGTCGCCGTTCCGCACGCAGATCACCAAGTCGGTGCGCACGTTCGGCCTGACGGTGTGGGAGACGTCGCGGGTGGCGGTGCAGTCGCTGCAGTACCGGCTGGACGCCGCCGATCTGGTCCCGGACGGCGACGGCCTCACCAAGTACGCGGAAACCGCCAGCCCTGTCCCGGACCGGCGCGCGTTCTGGTTCCTGGTGGTCGACGGGGACGCCTACAAGGGCTTCTACGTGCCGCAGGGCGAGATCAACGACCGTAGCGACGTGACGTTCAAGCAGGACGAGATGTCGGGCTACGAGTGGACGATCACCACGTATCCGGACGCGTCCGGGAACACCGTCTACCACGTCGACAAGATCCCGGTGACGCCCGCCTACACGGGCTCCTGAGCTGGTGGACGGGCCGTAGGCACCTGCGGGTGCCCCGTTGGCGCGGGCGCGGCCCGTTCACCTTCAACCCCTGCCCCGCGCCGTAGAGATGAGGAGCCCGCGCCGTGGCCGAGTCCGCACGCAAGACCCCCAGCAGCACGAGCAGGAAGCCCCGTAGCGGGGCGAGGGCAGCATCCCGCCCGGCCACTAGCCGCCGGCCCGTCGAAGAGCAGGAAGCCGACGACATCGAGGTGTCGGCGGCGGACGCCCAGGAGGCCGAGGCGGAGGGCCACTACATCACCGCCACCCTGTGCGGTGAGGAAGTGCAGGTCATCCCGCCGACAGGCTGGAGGGCCTCGTGGAACCGCCTGCTCAACCAGGGGCAGATGGACGAGTTCGCTCGCCTCGTGTTCCACCCGGACGACTACGAGTTGTACCTGGAGCTCGATCCGACGATGCTGGAGTGGGCCGAGTTCACCGAGGAGGCCTCCAGGATCGCTGGTGAGTCGCTGGGAAACTCGCGTGGACCCGCGCCGTCGTCGAGGCGCACGCGGAGGCGGTAGAAGCCGACCTGTTCCGCTACTACCACGGGGTCGACCTGCTTGACGTGCACCGCGGGCAGATGTCGTGGCGCAGGCTGCGGGTCCTTATCCAGCACTTGCCGCCCGAGTCGGCCACGTGGACTGCCCTGCGTAACGCCATGCCGGAAGAGGAACTGGCGGAGCAGGGCGAGAAGGGCGAGCCGGAGAAGGGCCGCTGGTCGCAGACCGAGCAGCTCATGGCGATGGTCGCTGACCGTGTAGCCCGCCTTGAGTACGTGCTGCTGTGCGTCAACACCGAACAGAAGTCGAAGCGGCCAAGGCCTCCGGAGCCGATCCGGCGGCCCGGGGCGAAGCCGCTGCGTCCGAAGCAGAGCCTGTCCGACGCGCAGGCCAACCATCTGTTCACCTTGCTTAACGGGGGCGCCGCGTAGGGCGCCGGGAGGAGGCTCCCGGTGCCCGCAATCTCCGTCGGATCCGTTGAAGTTGATGTTCTGCCGAACGCGCGTGGCATCGATGGCCGACTGCGGGCTGCGCTGCTTCCTCCGGCATCACAGATCGGCGACGAGGTCGGCCGGATCATCGGCCGACAGATGGCCACGCAGATCGCTTCGGCGGTCCGGGACGGCATCAACAACGGTGGACGCGCGGCCCGCCCGGCAGCGGTGCGGCAGGGCGATGAGACGGCAGGCGCGTTTTCCCGCTCGTTGAAGGCGCGGCTGGAGGCGGCGTTCAGGTCGCTGCCGAAGGCGAACGTGACGCTGTCGACGACCGGCTTCGACGCGGACATGGCCCGGCTTCGCGCCCGCCTGGAGACGCTGTCGGGTAAGCGCATCGGCATCGACATTGATGCCGCGACGGCCCTGGCGGAGATCACGGATGTCGAGGCCAGGCTGAGGCGTCTCGGTGCCGAGCATCCGAACGTGCA